CTTGTATTACCAACACTGTATCCAATTCCCTTGTTTGTTATAACAATACCAGTAACAATGTTCTGAGATAGGTCTACTTGAGCATATGCAGTAGCACCAACTCCATCTCCAGTGATAACAACGTCTGGAGCTCCATAATATCCACTACCACCGAAGGTTATAATAGCACTTTCAATTCTTCCATTCAAAATGGATGGATATCCAACAGCACCACTACCAGAGATCAACTTAATCGTTGGTTCGTAAGTATATTGACTTCCTGTATCAGAGATGGTTATATCCTTAAGAGGTCCACGTACAACAGCAGTTGCAGTCGCTCCTGCGCCCCCTCCACCAGTAATTGTAATCGTTGGTAATCCAGCAGCTTGTGTATATCCACTTCCAGATCCAGTAACTGTTATTCCAGTAACCCTACCATCAGTAATCTGTGCAACAGCAGTTGCCTGTGTGCTACTAGGTGCTCCACCTCCACTAATAGAGACACTTGGTTCACTTGTATATGAAGCACCACTAGTTACAACGTTAATTGCGATAACTCTACCATCCACTTCCGCAGTTGCAGTTGCAGCAGTTCCTAAGTATGTCCATTCAACTGTTCCTACAGTTGCATCCCCAATTGTATGCGTAGGATAGACTGAGGAAGAACTTGTACCTGTATTTACGGACTGATATCTATTTCCATTATGCTTGACAACTATACCACTAGCATAAGTGAATGCAAGTTTATAATCTGGTTCAAATTCAACTGTAGGTGGGTTTTGAATATCATATCCATCTCCACCACTATTTTTGGTGATTGATTTCAATCCACCATACTTTTTAGTAGCACTTCCCTTATATGAGAATAAAGGAACACCATTTGCAGCAATACCGACCTGACCTATAGGAGTAGCCGTCTTTGTACTCTTAGTTGATGTCGTTAGTGGTATTCTCTTAAGATACCTTTGATTTCCAGGATCTAAATCCGCTGAAGCAAATGGACCAACTTTATGGGATGGTATACCTGTACTAGCGACTACTGCATCTGTAGATGACTTATAGACATTAGTAGTATCTGCATGATACTTTGAAATTAATAAATTAATAGATGGATATACACTAGTACCAAATGCAAACTCTCTAGCAATGTAAAATTCATTACCAGCAGTTGATGTTATTCCAGCAGCAGGAGCACTAGGAAGAAGGAATTCAAAAATGTATTCATCAACAATACCAACTACATCATGCTCATTGTTGTAGATATCTTCCGCAGCATTGAGGATTCTAATCTTATCATCTCTTCTTAACTTATGCTTCTCTTTTGTTGTTACAGTTACCCTTACAGCACCAGTACCAGGATCAGGTGCTCCTAGGGTTGCTGTGATGCCTCTGAGTGCCCTTCTGACGTTGTATAAGAAACTATCCCATATTGGGTCAAGACTATCGAAACCAGGTGCTAGAGGGGTTGTAACCTTACTGTCTGGAAGGTAGTACTTACCACCAGATGCTAGTGTAACACCTCTAGTTCCACCATATACCTTTAATTGGATTTCAGACCCATCTACATTACTTGTACCATAAATCTTGTATGCTGCAAAGACTTCTTGCCCTGCATCATGTGCTACATTGAGACTATTCTCTCTAGCACGATTACAACCTAAGAATTGGTTAACTGTTTTGTCAGTATATGTAATAATCTCATCTTCAATCCTAATACGTCCATTTGTCTCTGGCCAACCTAGTGTAGAATCAACAGTAATGGTAGTATCTGTTAATGCACCAGCTAAATCATCAGCAAGAGTTGTTTTATAAGGAGTTACGAAATTTCCAAGTGAATTATTGGTATCTACATCAATTTCAAAAATTGAACCAGTTTGAGTAAAGACTTCAACAACACCTTTAACGTATATACGTGCAGCGGCAATATTTGAATCAGTTGTATCTGCTTCTTGGTATAAAACCTGCCCTACAAGTGCAGATGGGTCTCCAGTAACAGCAACACAACGAATTACTTCCCTAGAAGTGTAATATGCATCAGATGGCTTGAATATTCTGTCTCTTGGATAAGAAACTTCGGAATCTACTCCAAATAATGTTCTTAAAACGAATTGGAAAGACCTAGTAGACCCTTTAGAGGCATAAAAGTCCTTAATTCGCTTAATTATGGTAGATTCAGTAACTCCAGCGTAAAAATTCTTTGGATATGTTGATAAAAGCAGTTCTTTGAACTGTCCCAACATGAAAAGTGGGAAAAGGTTGTTTAAATTGACAACTGTACTGCCAAGAACGTGTTCTGCAGGCTCTGTGTTAGAAAAAACGTACTCACCTACCTGTCCAAGTGCTGTTGTAGCATCAAAACCTCTTGCACATCCATTAAAAAGGGTTGCACCCTTAGATTGGTAGTAAATTATCTCATCATCTATTAAAAGTAGTCCCTCATCAGGGAAATCACGAGTTGAAGTAACGTCAACAGTAGTAGAAGAGCTAGTTACTGTTGAAATTGTTGTTGTTTCGGTAACTAATTCACCATAATTATCAAGATTGTAATAATCTGCCCAATTATTGATTATATCTAAGCAATATCCCTTTAATTCCTGTGATTTATAATAAGCCTTAACGAATTCTATGAACGTAGGATAGCTATCCTGTATAAAACTGGCAAATTGACCAGTAACACTATCAGATAACTGCGACCTAGATTCAGGACTGACCTCCGACGGTACAGGTGTCGTTGTAACTGTCGTAGTCGGAGTAGTCCACGACCCGACTTTCCAGGATGAATTCGATTGAGCCATGCGTTTTTAATTATAGCTGGACTCTGGTACAACTCCCGTACCAGATAGGTTTGAACCGCTACTGATAGTGTCTTCCACAACACTAACTGTCGTATTATCTATACCTAATGTCAAATAGGTTTCTCGTAAAGAAACTAGGTCATTCGATTCTGGAACTGCGGATAGTTGAAGAATGCTACCTGATATTGTTGTAGATGAAATAATCAAGTCATTAATAACAATTTCACCCATTGTGTAGTCAACAGTACCTACGTCAGCAGTACTATATTCAAATGCACCTGTGTCCTTTATGTAATAAAGTCTTAATTTACCTGCTCCATCATCATCGATGAAGTAAGTATTAACTACATCACCAGACATCTTAAATCCTGAAGAGGAAACCGTAGGTTCTGTCGAGGTTCCTTGGTTGATTCTGTTACCATAACAGATTTTATAGTTGACACGAGCGTTCAAATCAACTAAAACGTTCTTTCTCATCTTGAGACGAGTGATATTAGAAGTAACTGCTCCGTCTGCACCATCAATTATGCTCTGAAGTTTGGAGAATTTGAATTTTCCACCAAATTTGTTGTACTCAGCTCCTGTATTAAGCGCAGTTAGGGTTGCAATAACTGCATTCTTAACTTGTGCTTCATTTTTACGTGTAACATTAGGGTTAAAATACACAAAACTGTTCAAATCGATGTATAATATCGATGGATCAATGATTGAAGGCTGAATCGCAGCAACAGAATACTCTCTAAGTTTCTTTAAAAGGACATTTTTCTCAGAAAGAGATAATTTATCCGCATTTTTCGGTTTGATTGCTAAAAATACCTTACCATATTGGGGTGGAGACGCTTCTTCACCACCATAACACGCAATTGAAGCAACGTTAGGGTAAATTTGAGGAACAATTGCCTCATAATCCTGCGTTGAAACTGCTCTACCAAATGCAGAGTAGAATTTAGGCGCAGAAAACTTAATTCCTTCCTTAGTTTCCGCTGCAGCACCACCTTCAGGACGTGAATTCAGTGTAACAGTGATTCCAGAAGTTAAAGAATTTGCTGAATCATCTAAAAATGATCCAATATTAGTGAAACTGAGCAATCCATTAGCTCCATTTCCACTAGAAGTGGTATAAGTTACCTCAACTACATCACCATTTGATAAATCTTGACCTAATGTACCGTCACCGAACATAATTTCGGGTCTTCCATACTCAGATTCTTCTAGGAAATACACCTTAGAAGTAGAATCTATCTTAGTAATGTCTGTTGCTTGTAGATAACGCTCTACAACGGTACCAGAAGTAACTTCAATCTTCATTGAAGACGTATCTACAGCTTCGTTTGTTAGAATGAAACGTTGTCTTTCAGTAGTATTACGTACAAAAGTGTCTGTTAAGTAAACACCCTCATAAACTATAAGATTTGAGAAGGTTGCAATACCTGTTGTACTGTTTACAGATACAGTAACATCAGATGGAATTGAGAAAACAAAGTTATTATTATCCAACCCTGTGAAATTCAGTACTAATCCTTGTGAAAGTGTAACGGTTTGTGGATATCCTTTTGTAATTACACCCTGTGCATTAGTTGTAACGTTAGTTTGAACTGCAATAGTAACAGTTGCTTGAGCAGAACGTGCAGAGCGAGGTGTGTAACCAAGCATTCTTGCCAATTTAACGACGTTCTCGCGCAATACAGCAGTCTCTAGGAACCCTTCATTGACGGCAAGGTTCGCATTTACACTAGTGTAATAGGTATTATATGCTAAAGTATCAATCAGTACGGTCAATGACGACCCTTCAAAGTCATAATCACTAAACTCTGATTGTGCTTTTAGATAATTTTTAATTTGTGCCTTGATTTCGTTGAACTCAAGAGCATTGACGGTATTAAATGCCATTATGGTTTCAATGCTACATCTACTGAATCTTGTATTGGAGGTATTCCTAATATCACATATTCAATAGAGACATCCAATTGGTTACGATTCTCTTCCCACTCGGTACGTACATCTATAACTGCAACCCTTGGTTCATGCAAGTTAATTGCATCTACAAGACGGTCAGTTAGTTCACTCTCAATTTCAGGACTAGCATTTTCAAATAATAGACCTAAAATGTTACCACCAAAGAAAGGATCAAATGGCTTCTCATAGAAATTATATAAAACAATATTTTTCACTGCAGCCTTAATAGCTGACTCATTAGTCAGGGACAACACATCGTTTGTCACTGCATTCTTTTCAAAAGTTAAAGAGAAGTCACGAAATGACTTCGATGTAATAGCCATCCTTTACGGAATTAACCTTCTTTATATTTATACCCGTTATTCAGACTTGATAGAAAGTGTACTTCAGAAACAACTCTTCACCCTTCTTTATATCTCTAATAGTTCTCATATGATATATCTTACCCCACTCTTCTTCTTCAAATACTTTGATGCAGTTAGGATCTTCACTATGATTAACGAACCCTCCTAGAGGTGTTCTCATAATATCATCTTCTACTACAACATGTGATATACCGAGGTACACGTCATCAGGTATATCGCTTAAAGCAAATAAACCCTGTCCTGCGACAGGGCTATCTTTTACGTGTATGCATTTAGGCAATGCTTTATACATTATCTGCCCTGTCCCCTATATCTCTTCTTTGCCTTGTTACGTGAGGTTGCCGAATGCTTTGTATGCATTGAGTGCCCTTGACGGGTCTTCTTAGGTACTGCTGGTACTACGACTTGTGTACCGAAACCACCTGCTTTTGTTTTCATAATTAACCACCTGCGAATA